AATCGTGATCAGATCGAGGCTGCCCTGGGCAAGGTGCGCGACTTGCAGAGTGAGGTCTGGGCTCAGAGACCGATGTTGCGATTTTCTGGTGGCTCTGAGTGGTTGACTGACACTTTGAGATGAGATTGAGCAAATTGGACGGCAATTGACAACGTCAGCGAGTGGTCGTACAGTTGTGCCATCCCAGTATAGTGCGTTTATGAAGGCATTGAATTCCATCTGGGAAATTCAGGCTTGATGCTCGTGCCGTCCGAGCTAATCGTGCCCTCGCCGGAGCTAGTACCCAGGCCAAGCTTCACGTTGTCGTTCAGGACGATATCTGCCGAGTGCGTCTTGACGGCGGAGATCGTCTGCGCGAAGTCGATAAAGCCGAACGTCGCGTTGCCATCGAGTAGAGGCAGCGTGACCGTCCGGTCGGCGGCCAGCTCGGAGACCGCGAACACGTACTGGTGGTCAGCGCTGGTGTCGTTAATCTGGGGCGTGGTCAGGACCGGCGAGGTCAGCGTCTTGTTCGTGAGGGTCTGTGCCAGAGCGAGCACAGCGACCGTGTCGTCGGCGGTGATGTTTGGGAAGCTAGCCGTTCGTAGCGTCCCCGCCGTCACCATCTCCACCCCAATGGTGGCGTCTTCGGATGTGTCGGTCGCGTCATCCAGCGTGACTTTTATGCCCGCGTACTGGGTCTTCGCGCTGCCGCTGTCCTCGCCGTATGCGCGCACGTGCAGAATAACGTCCGCGGCCGCCGGGGAGGCCGAATCGTGGTGAACGTCTAGCTGAACGCCCGTCGCGCCGGGGTCGTCGTTGTAAAGTTCGAACCGGGTGATATCCTGATTAGCCTTGACTCGCACCCGGTCGGTCTGCGTGCCCCCGGCATCCTTGCTCTGGAGCGTCCACTCGTTGTTCGCGCCGTCGTAGCCGACCCTGGAATCTCCGGACGATCCGAAGTTAATCCAGATCGCGTCCGCCAGGTATTGGGGATTCCTCTTTCGCTTGATGGTGGTCTGGTTCATCGGCACACCTACGCCTTCACGGCGTAGAAGTCCACGCCCTCGCCGTTGGTGTCCACGTCCACGTAGAGGTCGGCCAGGTCCAGCCAGTTGTCGGCGGGAATCTCCAGCTCGTCGCCCGGGTTCAGGCCGTCGTTGGTCGTGCTGGCGACGTCGGAGCCGCCCACGTATACCTGTCCCGTATTGGTCGTCTTGGCGATGATGGTCACACTTCGGACCCGCTGAGCGCTCGCCAGGGCTTCCGCGGTACCCGCGGAGGTCACGCTCTTTTCCGAGGCTATAACCGTCGGGGTTTCGCTTGCTGCCACAGTCCACCTCCATGTCTCATCGCGGTATGGTGCCCGCGGTAGTACGATACGAGTCGGCAAAGCGACGGCTGCCGACCGCGTCAACCGAATTTTTCTCGAATGCCACTCGAACACGGGGACCTGAACAGACCCGGTCGAAGGCGGGGACCTCAGTGCGCCTTCCCCACGAGACTAATACCCTGGATATCGGGGAGCATGGCCCTGCCGGACGGTCTCTCGAACCGGTCGACCGCCCTGGGAAACCAGGGCCACCGCCCACCCGACGTCCTTAGCTGGTCGGGACGTATATTACGTACGCGCTGCCGACCAGCCCACTGGAATCGGCTGACGCCGTTCCGGTAACGTAGTCGTTGGTGCCGTCTTTCGCGTCCAGCCGCTGCCAGCCCTTGCCGTTGGTCCCCTTGTTGTCGAATCCATTGCCGACGATAGCGGCCGCCCCGACGTCGATGCCGTCCAGCAGCGTGTCCGCGCTGGTCGTGGCGTTTGCCGCCCTCCCGACGTCAGCGGTGGCTGCGCCCGTCGCCTGGGTGGTGACGTCCAGGATCACCGTCGCGAACACCGCCACGCTCTCCGGGTTCTGCCACGAGAACAACCCCCCATTTGCGGGCGACGCTTCGGCGGCGAGGGCTATCTTCGCCACTTTGGCGGGAAGGTAGGTCACCGCGGAGACCGCGGGCCCCGCCATGTGCTTTACGACCTCACTCACAACGTCCGCCTGTGCAATTGCCTCAGCCATCTACTGCTCCTTCGTCTGGTCTAAATCAGAGGGCGGGCCACTTGGGCCCGACTGCCCCCGAGTGCTTGATTTACTTGATTCTGCCCATCGGACGCTACGCCACGCCCGTGATGTCGTACTGCAAGGACGTGTGGGTTGCCGTCGACCGCGTGCCGCTGCGTTCGGACAGCGCGTGGCGGAAGCTCACGGTCACGATGGTCTGTCGCTTCTGGTTGTCCCGGTCCACGTCGATGTTCATCTCGCGGCGGAAGCCCTGGAACCACTGGGACCGGTTCACTGCTAGCACGCGGCCCGTGTTCGTGCCGTTGCCCGCGTCCGTGACCTTGCCATCGGTGTCGGCCAACCTTAATTGCTCCGAGACGATGACCGGAATGCCCTCGATGGAGCCCAGCATGCCGGTCAGGATCGTCGCATTGGGGCCCAGCTTGTCCATGGTCCGGAAATTCGCGATGGACTGGGACCGGATGAAGGTGTTCACATCCATGATCCATATCAGCTCGGACGGCCGGACACCGTACTTGCCCAGCAGCGCGCGCACCTCGTTGAACATGTCGTCGCTGACCGCGGCGTTGTGGTTGTTGGCCTTGCTGGTGTTGTCGACCAGCGGCAGGTGAATCAGCCCGTCGTAGCCGATGAGCCAGTGCGCCTTGCCCGCGTCCGTCGTCGCAATCGTCGCGCCATCGGCGTTAATGTTGTCGGTCGTGGTGGTATCGGCGTTCAGGATAATGTCGTCCAATACCTCGGCCACGTTGCGCACCAGCCCCGCGCGGATCTCCGGCAGCACCGCGATCACCGCATCCTCCTCCAGTGTGTAGGAGTAGGCCGTCTGCCCTACCAGCTCGTAGGCGTTCAGCGTCGTCTTGGCCGTCGATAGGGCCGTGGTCGTGCTCGCCGTGTTCTGGGAGCCCGGGTAGAAGTTGACGTCGCCCAGTTGCGTGGGCACTTCGAAGGGGTTCGAGGGCATCGGTATGGTCGGAATCAGCTGCGCGATCTGCGTCCGAAGGTTCACGTCCATCCACAGACGGCGCGCCTCCAGCGTGACGACCAGATCGGAGCCGGAGCCCGAGGTGGTGCTATCCATGGCAGCCCGCTTTTCGTAGTAGGACAGCATCCCATGGGCCACCTTCTCATACTCGCGCGGGTCGGGGAACTGGGCCTTCATGCCCCGCTCGGCCGACGCCGCCATGGACCTGAGCGCACCCGCGTCAGCGGACAAGATGGACATCATCGCGCGGCGCGCGTCAGCGGCGCGCTGAACCCACGCGGCGCCGTCGGCTTCTCGGGCCTGACTCAGCGCGATGCCCTCCATGATCCTCAGGTCGATAGGGTCCAACCCCGCGTAGGGCCCGTCCGGGACCACCAGGCGGTACTCCGAATCGGCGGCCCTGTCCACGTCGCGGCGTCGGACCTCCCGCATTCGCTCCTGGACCGTCCCTACCTCATCCGAAAGGCGCTTCTGCTCATCGGAGAGCAAATCAACTTTGGACTCAACCGGGTTGAACCGCTCCTCAACGAACCCGCGGAGGTGCGACATCGTGCTGAACAGCTCGTTCCACTCGCTCTGTGTAGCCAATCCAGACTCCTTTCTTCGGGTTATCCCCGGCCGGGCCTACCGCCAGGTCGGGCCATAACATTGCTTAGTTCCCTGGCCAGGTCCAGGGCCCTCGTCATCTCGTTCCTAGTCGCGGCGCCTGATCCATCCCCATCTCCACCACCAACCCGTCCAACATCGGCCGCAGTACCTGACTCATGGTCGAATATGATCCGGTCCAAAGTCGGACTCTGCTCGCCGACGCGGGGCAGCACGTCATCACCCAGGAGCGTGCGCAGCATCTCCGCGTATGCGCTCCTAAGCGCTCCGGGGTCCGCGGGCACCGGCACCAGAGACCACTCCAGCAGCTCAGACCTGGTGTCGCGCCAGCCTTGCGACGTCGGCTCAGTCTCCAGCGCCCGCCAGCCGATGGATGCAGCGCGCAGAAACCCCTGGTCCCACGCGTTCTTGACGCGGTCGACGAAGGGGTCGCCGGCCAGAAAGTGGAACCAGGCACGCAGCTCGCCCCCGGCCGTCTCAACAAGCTTTCGGGTCATGCCGATCGGCAGCCCCGCCGCCGCGGTCATCCCCGCGTGGTCGTGATTCCACAGCACCACCGGGTTCTCCATGTAGGCGGTGTAGTCAATGCCCCGCCGCGCCAACTCGACGGGGCCCCGGGCCACCTCGTTAGCCATGATCGTCACCGAGTACAGGTTCTCGCCCACCGCCTCAACGTCTCTGAGGGTTACCGGCGCGCGTCTCACGCGCTCCGTGCCTACCAACCCGTTACCCCCGTAATAAATGCGCGGCTCCGGCAAAATAAAAGGCGCCCCGCATCTGTGATGTAAATGCGGGACGCCTGTGGCGTTCAACTGGCCGCTTAGGCTTAACTTCTTTAGCTTATACTAACCATACCAGGCTCCGATCGGCATGTCAAATGGCATCTTTAGTTTGAGCTCCCGCCGCCCGCCGTGGGCTCCGGCGCCCGGACGACGGTGGTGTGCTTCTCGCCGCCGTGGCGGACCCGGACCTCCAGCGCGCCGTCCGGACGCACCAGCGCGACCAGACGGTTGCACTCGGCGCAACGGAGCTCACCGCGCACGGACTCGGTACGACTCATCGCAAGGCGCCTTGGCCGCCACCCTGGCCACTAAGAGGGGCGAGGCCAAGCTTCGCCCTTACCTCGTCGGGAGTCATTATCCCTGCCTTGACCATCATCGCCCATCGCTTCGCCCGCTCCGTCTCGTCCTCTTGCATGGCCTCTATTGTCGATAGCTCGAACTGGACCACCAGCGAGCGGTCGCCGAACATCGGCAGCAGCGATTCCTGCAAGACCTCCTGATAGTACTTCAGCCGCGGCACAACAGAGGTCTCCCAGTACACTCGCCTCCCCACCTGGAAATTGGAGAATGTGGCATGCTCCATCTGACCAAGCATCGCCTGCGGAATGTTGAACACACGTGCGGTGTCCTCGACGGTCCAGCGCAGCGTCCGCAGGAACTCGAGGTCCCTCATCGAAAACCCCAGGTGCGAGGCCCGCATGTTGGCGCCCAGGATAGCGGGGCGCCGCTGGTTGCCGGGCCCACGGAACCTGCTGTCCCAGCGCCGGTAGAACTCCTTGACCTCGTCCTCGGTCGGCATGTCGTCCGTCTCGATGACGATGCCCGGGGACCCGTCGTTCTCCAGCGCCGAGAGGCTCGCCTGCAGCGCCGCGCGCCCCATCTTCAAGGACTGCAGCAGCGGCGCGATGGGCGACAGGCCAGCGAACTCGTCAAGAGGGTTGAACAGCCGAATCCTGATTACCTCGTCGGCGGCCAGCGCGACCCGCGCACCGTCCCGACCCGTGTACAGATACCCTTTTATGTACTCCTCGGGATGCGGGATCAGCTTCACGCGGTCCGGCCGCAGGGGCCAGATCTCGAAGGGCCGGCCGGCCTCGTCCCGGTCCACCGCCAGGTAGGCGCTGCCCCACAGGTCCAGGTAGGTCTCCACCGCCCGCCACAGCTCTCCCCGCGTCATGTGGGGGTTGACGTTGTCCAGAAGCTTCTGAATCGGGTGGTCGGGGCCGACCCATACCCGCTCTTCCCGGCCTCCGGCCACCTGTCGCCGGTACACCTTCAGCGGCACGCTGGCGACAGAGCCCGCCAGAAGCTGGACCGCGGCGTAGACCGGCACGCTCCGGGCCATCTGCTCGCCGTATGACTCGGGGGCCCAATCGTCCCCCACTCCCATAACCCGTTCCATGGGACTCGAGATGACGTTGCCCACGGGGTTAGCCCTCGTCCGGCCCGGCTGGATCCAGTCCGCAATTCTCTTCCTGAGTCCCATCAGCGTTCCTCCATCAGCAGATGTCTCTGCACTCTATCTCACGATGCTTGCCAGTCGGCTATCGGTGAGCCTCCGGCATTCCATTGGGCCATCCGCCTTAATGCTCGATCCGTAAATTATGGGTCCAGGGTGAACCCTGGTCAGACCCAGAGCCTGAACTCGACCTGCGCAGCGGCGAACGTCATGGCCAGCGCGTCAGCTTCGTCAGGCGAATGCTCCATCTTGCTCTTGCTGTCGATAATGATGCGCCGGTCAGACTGGTATCCGTATCCCCTGGACGACAGTTGGCCTACAAGCTCGCGGTCCTCCTCGACGTCCGCCACACCAGAGAGGAACCAGTCGCGCATCTCCATCCACACCTCGCTTATGGCGTTGGCGTACAGCTCCGTATTTCTGGCCCTGGCCCCACCGTTAAACGCGACCAGTTTCGCGCTGCCCGTGCCCAGTTCTCTCAGCCTGTCGACCACTCCTCCGCCGACCCCGGTGTCATCGACAACTACTACGTCAACGCTGTTGTGGTTCAGATAGGCCCCCAGCCGTCCGACCAGGTGCATCGTGTCACGGCCTTGCTCCTTCCACAGCACTCGCGCCCGACCTCCCTGTCTGCAGACGACCACGGTCTTGTCCTTACCGAACCTGGCAACGTCACAGGCCACCACGACTCGGCCCTCCGGTTCCACCGTGCGCTCCACCGCTCGCTCAACCATCCACAGCGGGACGACCGTGTCATCCATACGGTCGGGGAAGCGGCCCTGCACCCCCGCCAGGAAGAGGGGGCTTTCCTCCCCCCATTCCTCTCGCCGCCGCTCCACGTCGGCTTTCGTGACCATGCCGGGAAACTGGGGCCACCCCCGCTCCGGGGCCCCGGGCAGGAGATTCGGCGTGTCGAAGGCCGATAGCTGGATCGTGTAGTACAACTCCCGCCTCGCGTGGTGGGACTCGTAGAACTCGCCCGACGACGAGAATGGGTTGCCCGTCATCAGTACGCAGGTAGGATTCAGCCGTCTCAGGGCCTCAATGTGGCTCTGAGCCACGCCATGCGCCTCCGAGACGATCACTAGCTGATGGGGTGAGTGGTAACCCAACACGCCCCTCCCCAACGACATGCCGTAGCCGCCCACGCTCTCATGGGCGGTAAATCCCACGGCGTAGTGATGATCCGGATCGTAGAGGTCGACGACCCTGGGCCTGCGGTAGATCTTGAAGCCCCAGGGATTCGCCACCCGTTTTCGACCATAGGCCGCCCTGATCTCCGCGAACACGATGTCGTTCACCTGCCTGAACGTCGGTGCCATGACCACGACGGTCGCGCGCCGAAAGTTCACAAGCCACCACCAGGCCGCGGCGGCCGCGGCGAAGTCCTTGCCGGTGCCGTTCGCTCCGGTGACCGAGACCCGCGGGTGCGAGGCCACGGCGCTGAGCAGCTCCCGCTGCTTGGGGTAAAGATGGGCGCCAAGGACGCGCCTGGCGAAACGCATCGGATGCTTGATGTCCTCCGCGTCTAGGAGCCCTCCGGTCTCAGGTCTTTGCACTTGTGCGATGTCCTCCGAGCTTCTTCTTCCGCGGATGGCTCCTCGTCAGAGCCGTCCAATCTCCATACGCGGGATGCGATACGTCGCGGGCGCTCCAGCCCCCCCGTAACGCCACCAGGGGGCCGCCGTCCCGTCGCTTCAGCCGTCCTCGTCTACCTCGGTTGGCCACACACCCTGCCCCCCGAGCAGGGAGATCGGCGGGCCGGTGCCCGCCTCGTCGGCATCGTCCGACGAGAAGCTGGTCAGCTTCGGCCGGCCAAAGCCCCTGTCCAGCAACTCCACCGCCGCCTTCATCCGGTCCGCCACCCGCGCCTCCTTGATCCTGCCCTTCATCACCGAGATCAGGAACCTCACCACGTCCCGGCCATCGTGGGTCAGCTCTCGTACCGTATCCGGCAGCGGCGCCTTTCCCGCATTCTCGGTGCGTGTCACGTCCTGGGGCGAATCGGTAAGATCATCTAACAAGCCGCTCTCCCGCAGGGTAGTAATGTCAGCCTTAAGTTATGTAGCTTAAGCTAAATATACCAGCTTCCCATGCCGTCGTGCGGTCTACGCTGCTGGTGGGACTGGTTCAGGCGGGCCTTGGGGTTGGCGCGGCACCCCTGACGCTCAGGCGTCTGCCGTCGAATCGATGCCCGCCGACTTGGCTCGCGATGGGGCTACCGGGGTTCGCCCCGCTAACCGCTATTTGGGGAGCAACGCGGGGACCGCTGTCCGGGAGGTTCCACAGGGAATTGCGGAGGCAGATATTCCGGGGATCCGCACCTTGGTGGCCGCTACGGCCTCCGTTTTCCTCCGGCCCTTCCCCGGCAACAAGGTAGAGGCGGCCAATTTGAAGTCGGACGTCCTCCAGGAACGCCGCCGGGTACTCCTCAACGAAGCCAAATCGCAGTGGAGATGGGTATAGAGTTCAAAGAGCTCGGCACCTATATGATCAGCGCCAGCATTGACGATGAGGAACCAAGGACTTTCCCATTCAATGTGATTCCTGGTCCTGGCCTCGCAGCTCAGCTCCACAAGGGACAGCCGCCTGAGGGTACTGGCCCCCAAATTTAGCCGCCCGCGCCCGATGCACTGTAAGGGGCTTTCCAGCCAAAGGTAGTACTTCTAGTCCCTTCATGTTCGTCCGGATTGTGGCTGTGCCACAAGGACCTCCGTTTGGTAGTAGTGCACTTATCGTGTATAAGTGAGCACTTTCGCATCCAGCATTCCTCGTCGCGCCGCCACAAACCAGCGCGGTCCGGTCGATGTTAACTGCAGTCTCTCGACGATCATCGTTTTACTGGAATCGTAGATATATTTGTGCGTCCCGCTGTGTACGCTCTTCGACGTCCCAGACGCAACCGTTCAGCTCCGCCGGTGGTGTCGTTCGGTCAGGTCTTCGAAAAAATGGCGCGTCCTAAAGCGCACCGGTGCTGATCAGCGCATCCACCAGTGACCTGCCTTCGCGATCGGGCCTGACTACCAGCACGCCCGCTACGTGATCGCAGTTTGTCTCCTCGATCACGAAGGTCCGGAAGGCATCCAGCGATACCGAGCCAGCGTCGCCCGTG